TATGAAGATTGTTCGATCTTTGAAAGAACATCGTTCAAGTCTGCGAATGTAACAGCGCCTGCTGTTTGGATGAGGTTAGAAGCTGAGTTGTACTGTGAAACTTCACGATATACAGAAGTATATGGTGCTGTGTCTGTTCCGTCTCCTGCAACTGTCACACCAAGGCATGCGTTGTCGAATTTCTTTGCCCAGTTGGTTGCCCACTGAGTCTTGTATGTATTAAGTACATCGATGAATGAGTCATTCATATCCTCTTCAGAGATGTGCATAATCTTAGCCCACTTACGAGCTGTTAGGGTGATGTCGTCTAGAGTTACAGATGATTCACCGATTGTCGCACCTTCAGCATAAACTGCTGGAGCATCTCCAACGAAACGTGGAACACGCTTCACAGAAGTTGCCATTGGCTCACGACGTGCTTGGCTTTCAATTGCAGAATTCTGCAATGCAGCCTGAACAACGTTGGAGCTGTGCTCTTCGATGATATAACCATTAGCGACAGTAAGTTCTTGTCTTGCCATTATAGTTTTATCCTTTTCATAAGTTAGATTTTGTTAGCTTGAGATTAATATTCGTCCAAATATTTCTGTCTGCAAGCCTAAACGTCCATCTAGCTTGCACACATCTATTATACACTAAATAATTTCTCCAAGCACGTATTTTGCCTGTAATTCGGTTGCAGATAGCGGAGAATCAACAGATGAAGATACTCCAGAATCAGCACGTCCGCCGACAATTTTCTTAGGGTCAAATAGTTCAGGGAAATCCGTTTTAAGGGCATCCAATTGGCTATCCAATCCTTCGATTTCAAAATCATCAGTTAAATTAATTTCTGATGTTTTAATATACTTAAGCAATTTATCAGCATTAGGAACCCCATTTTCCATGAGTTGTCTAATTATCTTGTCATTCTTAAGTTTAGTTTGTACTAAGTTAGCTCTTTCTCTAGTAGCAGCAATTTCTGCCTCTACCGCTTCCTTTTCCATTCTAAAACGCTTAGCGTCATTTTTTGCACGATCCAGAGCAGCCAAAACTGCTACTGGGTCTTTGATCTCTGTAGATGTACCTTCTACGAGTTCATTTTCCATTTTATTCTCCTAATCGTCCAATTAAGGATTAACTTCGCCTTGCTCCTGATTTAGGGCATAAGCACGTTCCATAGCCTGTTGCTCTAGAGCGTAATTGTGTGCGTTTACAACTTCAGATGTAGGAACTGGTGGCAAGCCCTGTTGTGCCTGCGACTCAGCTACAATTGCATCTGCAATTTCTGGGTCATAACCTGCCTCAAGAAGAATCTGGTATAAACCTACACCAACTGACTTCTTGCGAACTGCTATATCCCAATTGTCTAGCGAATCTACTGATTCTGCATTTTCCCATTTGATTTCTACATCAGCTGGAATATTTTCAATCTTAAACATGAATTTGAACAAGTCTCTCCATGTTGAACCGAATGAAAGCTGTCTATTTAGTACTTTCTTGAATAAAGGAGCTTCAGCCACACGAAGTGCCTGTCCTGATGGAAGTGTTGCTCCTCTCATGAAGTAATGATTTGGTGTTGATGTAATTGATGCCATTGCGTTGACATATTCAATTACTGGATTTGTAAAGATACCTGGGTCTGCTGCTGGGAATTGTCCAACAGATGAGACACCTTGTAGATACCATAGTTCACCTGGACCATTTTGTAGGGCTGCCAAGTTCTCTCTTGCTGTATCATCATCAGAGAAATCATCAAATTCGTTTGAATTTCCTCCTGCAGCAAGCGCATAACGCTGTGGTGCACCCTGATAATCTACAGTCAACATGTGTGTTGAAATAAGCTTATTAATAGCATCTTGTGGACCGTATGCATCAGCATGTTCTGGTCTTCCAAATGGCTTGTGTGTGCGGAAGTGGAATACTGGAATCTCACCCCATGGATTTGGGATTGTTTCCATCGCAGTCATGTTCATTTGGTGTGAAACTAGGTCAATGTCTCCATATCCAACATATTTCTCAATGCGATCTGGATAATACATGTTTAGTTTAAGAATCTTCTGGTTGTTAGAAGTTATTTGCCATAGTTTAGCTGCAAATTCTTTTTCACGAGGATTCTCTTGGCTATAAACTACACATGTTGTCATTGGTGAGTTGTAGTCAATTGTTAGTTCTCCATTTTCGTTTGGCCAAACAATTGCATATGAATCTCCATAGACAAGCGCATTTCTATGAATTTCGTTAATATCAAGCTTTATGTCTGTCTGATCCCAAATAGTATCAATATAGTCCATAGCTTCTTCTGTTCCTGCCATGACTTGCTTGATTTCCAAACGATTTAGAACTGCATCTACTACTGTTTTAGAAAAATTAAATCTAAAATCGCTGCCCTCGTAGCGAAATAGCTTAAACCAGCGTTGATTTGCAAATACCTCAGCGTTTACGCCTTCATAATACGCCTCAGCTTGCTTATAACCTTCTCGTTTTGTGATAATTTGTTCAAGGGCTACTCTTACGTCTTTCATCTTATCTCCTTAAATAACTTAATTGTTTTGCAAATACTTTAGGCGCCTTGTTGTCTAAAAAGTATAACACTCCAGAAACAACTGCGTCAAGAACGTCGTCGTGGGATACCTTTGGAAAAGAAAACATTTGCTCTTCAAGGGCTGGGAAATGATTAGTATGTCTAACCTTACCTTGTTGATAGAAGTTTAATGCCTTTCCTGCACGTATTTGCTTTGATACTGATTGTTTTACTGATCTATATCGTACTGGTATGTCCTTAAACACATCGTACCATAGATCTCCACCTTGGTTTGTTTCAACATATATGACTCCTGCATCATAAATGTCTACCAAGGCTTCTACTCTTTCTGCTAATTCAGAAGGAGAAACCTTTAACTGTATTGCTTCTCTGACATAAATATTGTCATCTTCGCCTCTAGACAATACCGCAATACCTGTATAGTCAGAAATCTTATTCTTTGTTACTGCTGGGTCTATGGAGATTATAGTATTTCCATATTCCTCTTCATCTAATATGATGTCTTCGTATGTCCAGAAGTTACCATCTGTATTTACAGGACGATTCATATAGTTTTTAGCGAAGTCACGTAGGTGTCTTTGGCTTTGAAGCCACTCTAGAGGCCATTTCTCAGGCCATACGGAGCGTTCTGAGCCATCATCGTTGGGTAGGATGGCTGGATAGTAGTGGACATTAACATTCTGGTCTGTAATCCACTGTAGAGACTGATCTCTATCTCCATCTGCATACTTACGTAATTGGTCCATCATTGAATTAGGCATGGTGGTAGTACCCACAACAATCATTCTTGCGTAAATATTCATAGGGGCAATGTCGTCAAACACTGTATTCATTTGACGACCTGCCTGGTATTCAGAGTAATTCTTTTCACCCTTCTCAATATCATCAAGAATAATAAGGTCAGGGCGTTGTCCAAATACCTTTTTACCTAGAGAGTTAGTATCGATACCGTTGGCATCGAATATGAAGTCATTTGATTGAACAATACGCCATGAATTATTAGCCATAGCCCTGCCCACACCAGATAACTTAGGACTACATAACTCAGGGTAGTCCAATCTTAAATATTCATTTGTGTCTAGTTCGTTCTTAAATGTCATTAAGTGCGTCTCAGCCTGAGAAGCAGCATCTGAGAATGCAGCTACGAATTTAATATGACCGTGGGCGGCGGCCCACATAGGAAGAATCAAGAAGATCCATGTAGATTTGCCACATTCACGAGGTGCAATAAATGCATCTCTATTTTGCTTAGGTGTAGTTGGCTTTGTGATCCATTGCTTTCCATATTCACCTAGTGCCCAGTGAAACTCTGAAAGTGTAATTTCACCATTTGCATTCTTCAAATGCTCTGGCAAATAGATCAAAGCAAAAAGCATAGGGTCATATTTAGTTAATTCCCGCCTGCCTTCTGGAATTGATAATAATAGAGGATCTATATCATCAAATACTTTTGCTATATCTATCATTTTTACCTTTCAAATTTTTTTACAGTTCCAAATAAAAATTAATTTAATTATTCATTAATTTGGGTGGTCATAGCTTGTCTAATAGATTCATTTCTCATTTTAGCTTCATTCAATATGTCTATAATAGCCAAATCAGATCCATCTTTATTTCTTTGTTCATTAATGTTAGTTGATTTACCTTCAATTAGATTAATTGTTTGTATAGCCTTATGTATAGCATTTGATAACTTATTGATATCTTCTGCCAATAGATCTTCTTGATATAGTTTCTCTATAGATCTATCTAATACTGCCTGTGCCGCCAATACTTTCTCTTTATCTTTATAGAAAATGTCTAATTGTTTTGACATTGATGCTAATGTATTAATGGTCGGAATGTCTAGATTTCTTTGTTTATAGAACTTACTAGCAGTATGATATGAGCCAGGATATCCTAGTTCTCTCATTGCTGGCCCAATTCCCATTTCATTAGCACATTCAATAAAATTGCTTACTTGTTCTTCGTTATATTTTGCGTATCCCATTTAATTCCTCCCAAATGTCGACAAATTGACATATGGATATGTATCCTTTTTGCATAAAATTTGACTTACGGGCGCACATTTGATATCGTGTTTATATAAATAACAAACTGTTAAACTGTGCATACGTGTTATTTCTTCCTTCTAGCGTTCTTTATCCTAGATAATGCAACAACATCTAGATCTGGTGACAATCTTCTGCTTGGTTTATTATTCAAAACCACTATCCTGCCAAGTCTTTTATTAAGCTTTGTCTTTGTTTCCTTCTTAGGCTTTGGAGGCTTTGAAGGTTTTGGAAGGCCAGATGATTTTCTTCTCTTTCCAGGTAATTCTTTATACTCACCTGTAGATGTTTTGCCATACTTTATTAGCTTAGGTCTTTTGAGTGCCATTATCTTCCTCTATATGATCTAGCTTGAGTCTTGATTGTTCTTGTTCTTCTTCTAGTTGTAGAGGTAGTACTTCTTGATTTCCCGCCCGTTGATATAGGGGTTCTACGACCATTAATCATTCTAATAATGGCTAAAGGATTGGCATTTTGACCAGCCTTAGCTATATCGTATACAGATGCCGCAATGCCCTCTTTATTTGCTCTGGCTGGGGCCTTGTAAGGCTTTTTCTTTGGATTCAAAACCTTTTGTTTTGAAGTTCTTTTTACTGCCATTCTTCTTTCTCCTTTGGTGATCGATTTCTCGTCTAATTCCGTGCTTATTTACGTCTACTATTTTTGCCACTATTTTTTTCTTCGTTTCTTTAGTTGACTGACCAAAACTGGTCTTGCTTTTCCAGCATACGGTCTAATTCTATTGGACGTTGATTTAAATGGTTCTTTTACATATGACTTTCTTATTGTAGTTCTACCAACTGCTCCAACAAGTTTTGCCTCTTTTTTAGTAGTATTAGGATTTTTACCTGTTCTTTGTGATACTGTTCTTTGTGAACCAGTTTTAGGGTCTGTTTTTATTTTTGTTCCAGTGGGGCTACCAATTCTTGTTTTGCCAGGCTTTAATGTGCCAGAAGTTCTATATCCTGGACCAAAGGCAGCAATTTTAATTTTTTCTACAGATCTTCTTGTAACTTCTTGTTTAATAGTTTGTTTTTTTCTTGAATATGATGGGGAAATTTTTTTAGCCATTATCTTTTTTTCCTTTTTACAACCTTTAGCGTACTTCTAAGCGTTGCCCCTCTAGTTGTTGTTGTTGTAAATGTTGGTCCTTGAGATCTTTTGCCAAGACTTCCTGCTTTTGTTTTAATTTTTAATGATCCAATTGTAGATCTTGGTCCAGTTCCCGTTACTGCTTGAACTGCCAAAATAGCTTTAGAAGTTGCTTTGGTTGCATCATTCTTATATTTAGACACTTGTTGTGGACTTACATTTCGTGTTTTAACTTTAGTACGTGTAGGATTACCCTTTGTACCTTTGGCTTTGGTATTTCTACTTTTTGAACCTTTAATTGCCATTATAGTCCTCTTGATCCCAGAGCTGATCTAGAAATTCTTTAAGCTTCCCGCTTGTCATGAATCCAAAAGTCTGCTCGTATGTATTCTCGTCATCGTAGATTTCAATCGTCATAATCAGATTTCCATCTGGTCTATAATAAAGATCCTTGGCGTATGGATAAAGTCTCATTTCATTATCTGCCTGTACACTCACAAAATCTCGAAAATCACCACGATGTTTCATACTCAATTATACCGTAAAAAAAAGAGAAGGGGCCCAGGAACAATTGGCCGAATCCTGAGCCCCTGACTGACTTCCTTAATTGGTTTGTGGGGTTGTCAGCCTATATATATATTCATAACCTAGTAAGGGAAGTAATGAATAAGATAATTATATTATATTTTTGTCTTTCTTGTCAAGAGAATTTTTGTTTCTCTTTATTAAGGACCATCCTTGAGGAATTGGCCAGTCCCATCTTTTGTCCATCTTCATTCTTTCTGCTGCATATCTGTCTAAAGAATCACTAATGGATTTATCTAACTCTTCCTGCGACATTTGCTGAACTTGTTCCATTGTATATTCACACCAGAACGATCTTATAACGGCTGATTCTTTTCCTGTTCTACCCGTCGCATCATACGTGTCATTTTTTCTTTTTCTCATTAAATTTCCTTATAGCTTTGGCACATCTAATTCTCCAACATGGCTTACAATAGCTGTTTAGCTTATCCTTCCTTGTAGAATGCCTTCCAAACTGGCTACGAGGCTTTTCTAAGCTACAATCTCCGCATACCTTACTCTCGACATGGATAGACTCTCCAGAGGCCTTCATATTGTCCATCCAGGCCTTAAAATAGGCCTTTGCACATGACCTGCAGTAAGCCTGAAAGCCATCTTTGCTTCTTTTATCCATGTGAAATTCTGTTACTGGTTTTTCTAATTTACATTTATTACACTTCTTCATTTGTTTTCATCCATCCAACTATTGATCCTTTGCTGTTGCAATCTGCACAGACTTCTTCATATCTAATAAACTTGTCACACTCATCACAATAATATATTGGTCCTTCTTGTTCTACCATGACAACCAGTCCTCCTCCATAATTCGGGCGGCGGCGGAACTTTGTTCTTCTAATACCAGAATATCCTCTGGCTGAACATTTATATTATTTATAACCAAGGATTCGTTAGAATCCTTTTTCTTATCTTTTAATGTATCTTTTAATGTATCTTTTAGACGGCCAGTGGGACATAGGACATGTGACAGATTGGCACTATCCCACTGTCTGTGTGACACTAGGTATCCTGCTTGTTCTAATTCACGCTTAGCTCTAATTACAGTTCTTGCGCTTAATCCAGTCTCTTTGGCTAATGTTTTATTTGATGCCCAGCATGGATCATTTGTAATCCAATTATAGTGTGACCCTATGACAATAGCTGTCAGCTTGGCATGGGGTGACAGACTGTCATCATCTCTTACTGCTCTGATAAATTCAAAGTTGTTCATACTATCCCCTCTCTAGGAATAGTACAATTATACTATGACAAAATTATTATGTCAAACTATTTTTGAGATATTATTTCAAAGATATGATCAATGCGTTGTTCAAGTCTATTAATCTGATCTTTCATTGATCCACCACCATTAGGTCTAAGTTCGTATAAATAATGTTTAACAAGCCATTTAACGAATGCCGTAAATCCTGCTAAAACGGACATAACGGACACAACTATACCTAATATTGCTTGTGTCTGTGTCATTAGATGTTACCCTTTGTTTGAGCCAGACGATACTTGTAACCATCTTGAATTCCCATTGGACCTAAGAATGGAGCTGACATTGTTACTTTCCATTCCCCGCCACCTTCATACATAAGATCACCTTGAGAATCATAAATATTTGTAATTAAACTATCAACCTGTAGTTTAGACCTTGAATAAATAAATACAGATCCAAGGTCTGATCCAGTTACAGTTGTAGCACCACCAAGAGCCAAATCTGACGTCATAGAAAATTTAATTGTCGTTGGTTCTGTGTCATACTGATTTGTCGTTACTCTTCCATCTGCTGATGTAACTCTTCTATATGCATAATGACTTCCAGTATATGGAAATACTCTGGTGGTATTAAACAACATTACAAAGTTCTCCAATCAACCTTGCGGTTCCATTGGAATATTTTACCTGTGCTAATTGTGCGTGTTCTATTAAAAGACAATGCACGAGAAGCTATAACAGCAAGCGGGGCTATAAACGGAGCATTAAATGTTCCATCAAAGTTTTGAGCAGATTCTCCAGAACCTGCGCTTGTTACAGCAACTTGCTTGTAAATAACGTCTTCGTTATCCAGCATGTATACGGCTTGATAAGCAGTCATTTTGTCTAGGACAAGGAAGTCTGATGGATTTTCAACATCAATTTCATCTCTACCAATATATATTTCAATAATGGATTGAGCACGTTTAATTAATGCAATTGATACATCTTTATCCGTGTATTCTTTTACTTTTTCAACGGTTGTAAACATTTCCTCTATTCTTCCTTCCTAACTCACGTACTCTTAATGTATGTGTAGTTGTAAAATCTAATTTACCAGTGGCTGCTAATGATAGTTGAAGAACATAGTCTCCGTATGTTTCAAATAGGGAGCGAGTAGTTGGCCATTTAAAACCTATCTGTCCTAGCGCTTTATTTGTTGTTACAACAGTAGCACCAGTCAAATCAACTTCTTCATTATTGCTTCCTATTATCTTTACTGATATGTTTGTATAATCATTTAAGTTTACAGCCTGCCCATTTTCATCCATAACTGTTATTGATAATGGTTTCGATGGTATTTGACCTACCCAATATTGGCTAATCATGTGATAATCTCCCTTCTGAGATATAGTATTGGATCAACGTGTCCAAGGTATACAACTACTTCCTCAGCATCCACAAATGATATAGATGGCTGTTTCATTAGGACAGTTGCCGTCATTGGACTTGTATAGTTTGCTCGTCCTCCAAAGTTATTTATTGTTGCCGTAGCAGTCATTGGAAGAACTGGATAGCTAACATTTGAAGGCTTAAAGTTTGTTTCAAGAATCATTGCAGTTGCAAGCATTGGTGATGCCAATGCTCCACCTGGATGATCTGCAGTAACTGCTGGATTAGGCATTTGTGCTGTTGCCTTAAGAGCCACAGCTCCAGTTGCTTTTAATCTGACCTTATCTGATAACCACCATAAACCACGAGTATTTATGCTTGGAATAAATAATGTTCCAGTATTATATGTTCTTCCAATACTTACAGCAAATGTCTTTAAGTTGCCACCTTGTAAGCTTCCAGAGCCTCCACCAGATGCGAATCTTCCAAGAGCATCTCTTAATCTAACGCTATTTGATGTTGGAAGTTGTGCAAGTCCGCCACGAGTTCTCTTATATGAAAGTGGGTCTATCGTAAGTCCAAATAAATCTGCACCAACAAATCCCTTTAAATTATCAGTACGTGCAGTTAATTGTGAAACTAAATAATTTCCATTTAATGACCAATATTGAGATATTGTGTCACCAATAAGTTTTAATGGAGGCTGCGTAGTACTTGTTCCAGCTAGATAACTTAATCTTTCCTCATTAGTAATAATATTAGCATTGTAAGCTATATTTACCCAGTACTCTGTAGCCATATCAAACAAATGGTATTCAGTATTATTTGTGTCCCATTGTGTGCTTCCAGATGTTACAGAAGTTGCTAAGTTTTCTGAAAACGATACAAATATCTTTCCACCAGTTAACTTGCCCTGTAGTTCAGTTCCAACAGGCAAAGCAACTGTAGTAATATAATCCTTATATGGATTTTCTGCCTGAACATACGAATCACGAGATTGATTCCATATTGTATTACTTAAAGCAGTAATTGGAATACCAGCCAAAAGATCTTCTGGCTTTATGGCTTGATATGGAAGTCTAAATTTAGGATTTCCAGAATCAGCAAATACAAACTCATCTCCTACCTGTAATCCGTAAGGTCTATTTTCATATCTCTTATAAAGTCTATTTGGACCACCATATTCATTTTGATCGGCATTTTGATAGTAAGCATAATCTGTCCAAATAAATGTATTATCATCTGTTAGATATTCAAGAGTATTTATAACACGGTGTTTATCATTGAAGAATGTGTCATACCAACCTGCTCCATATTCATTAACAAGGTCCAGAGGAGTTCCATCATTTTTAACTCTTCCAGTAACGACTGGAGCTCTATTATCTGACCATTCTCCATCTATAAATGTTCCTTCATTTCTCATCAAAGGAACTGGTGTAGCGGCTCTAATAATTCCAAGATCTACTGCAAGTTGAGGATTTGTCACAAATAATGAAATGTTATATGTATCTACAGCTTGTCTTAGATTTGTTAAAAATTCTTTAAATAATGTTTTATCCTGAAGGTTGAAATATTCATCAACTTCAGTTTTTGAATTAAGTCCAGCTTCATCTTGTTCCCGTGACTGGTCTGGATAATTTCTAAAGAAGATTGCATCATATTGGTCAAGATCATATACGTCTTCCATCAGATTTACATAACGATAGTTTTCTGTTACTGGATCAACATAAGTTCTTCCTTGCGTTCCTTGAGAAATCATTACAGATTCATTTAGCAAAGGATGTTTGTCACCTCTATATGTATCTCCACTATAGAATCTTTTAACTGGAAGTGGGAAAACATCCCAGTCATAGAATTTTTGAACTTCGTCTGTTAAATAGGTTGTTAAACCATAGAATGTATCGTAGTCAAATGGTTCTCTGCCCTGATCTTTGTCAGTAGTATTCCAACCTGTTGTTCCCAGCGGATTGTCAAATCCTGAAGCATAATAACCAGATTTAGCATTAAATGTTGGCCAGAAATAAAGCATGAGAGCACGTCCACGATTTCCTCTTGCCCTCGATTCTTGTCCAATACCTACTTCTGCAGTTGCTGGCGTTGCTTCAAATGGTGTGTGTCCAATTGCAGCAAAGTAATTAAGTTTTATTTCTCTTTCAAGAACAAATGATTCTTTATTTATAGCAATTGCAGAAACTTCAAAATCTGAATAAGCATCAATATCGTTTGAGTTATATCCTATTTGTATTGGAGCGTATGAAGTTTCACCATAACGCTGAATATCAAGTTTACCATCAATCCAGACTTGAATTCTATCATCGTCATCTCTGTATTGGATAATTAAATGATGCCACTCACCGTCAGCAATATTTTTAAATCCAGTAAATGCTATTGAGTCTAAACTTGTTAGTCGTCCCAGAGATCTATCTTTAATATTAGTAAATGCAATTTTTCCATCTTTTAATCTAATTCCAGAGCGCTTGTCTCTTGAAACTGAACTTGTTACATCTCCTAATAAATATCCAGCTGCAAGGTACTGATTAGCCTTTGTTGTTCTAATCATTGTTTCCATTGTCCAACCTTTAAAATAACTTTCATTATTACGATAAGCTAGTTCAATATTTCTAAGTTTTAATGATTTTCTTTCTGCAGGATCAAGTATTCCAGCTGATGCAACAGGAAGAGGAGAGCTAATAATATTGTAATTGTCAGATGGTTGTTTAGCCTGCCAACCATCATATGATCCACCTACATAAATACTATCGCTGGTATTAAAGAATGTAATCTTTCCAGTATAATCAGATGATTGATAATCAACATCAAGTAATCTGTTATACCACTTGTCATCAGTTATTAGATAATAAGCTGGTGGAAGTTGGAATATAGCCTT